GTGCCGGCGACCACGCTGTCTTTGGTCAGGCTGTTTTCAAAAACGACCTGTTGTTCATCGACGGTACACTGACCGGCAACGAGAATCATCTGGCCGGTAACGTCACCGGCTACCAGGGCGGCGGCAGTAACCGCATCCCCGAGGAAGATACCGCGGGCGGTACAGGTGCCATCGGTGGCGGTCACATCGGTAAGAGGTTTCCATTTCTTCGACGCGGCGACCTGCGCCATGACGGTGAACGGAGCGAGCGGAGTGGTACGAGCACCATCCGTCAGGAGGGTTTCGTTATCCTTGAACTTGGACTCGCCGGAAAGGATGAACGAGAAATTTGTGCGCGTTGCGCTGGACTGAACGGCCATGACTTAAATCCCTCCTTTCGCAGCGGCGATTGCCGCGTCGAGTCCGGTCTGATCTGCAACTACGGCAGCCGGGTCTATCTGGTTGTGCTGCTGTGCAGCCACATCGCCTGCGGCAACCGAAGCGGCGGCGGCTACGGTAGCGGCGTGCTCCTCCCGCACTGCATCAACGGCAGCGACGGCGGCGGTCAGGGTACCCATGGCTTCCTCGCCCTTCAGCACGGCGAGAGCGGTCTTGCCGACGGTGGCCGGGTAGGCGCCGCTGACCATGAACGGGGCAACTTTCTCGATGGTGGCCGACATGGTGGCTTTTCCGGACGCTTCCCCCTCGACGCGAGCCGCTGCGATAGCAGCATCAAACTCTGTCTTGGCTGCGGGGTCGGCGGCCAACAGTTCATGTAATTTCATCTGGTGGACCTCCTTTGATTGTGTTCCCGCTGCTGCGGGGGGTACTGCAATGCTAATGTTAAGGGCCGCCGCAGCAAGCTGCATGTCGGCTTTGACCTGATTGGTTTCCGCGCTCATGCGACCCATGGCGTCCATAAACGTCGCCTGCGCTACCGCTACTGCGGAGTCCTTGCTGTCATCCTTGTAGGTCTTGATGATGCTGTGGACAAACCCGGCGGCGACCATCTCTTCACCGAAGAAATAGGTTTCCTTATCCATCATGGCGGTAAGTTCATCCAGCGACTTGCCGGTGGTAGTCACATACTGCCGGGCAATAACGCCAGACAGACCCTTGAGGAAGGTACCGTAGCCGAGAATGTCATTGTGGTCGCCAAAGGTGCCACCGCGGGCATTGTGAATCATAAACACGGCGTTGTCCTCGGCTACCCGCATGTCACACGCCAGCGGAATGTAGCTCGCCATGCTCATGGCGTAGCCGATCAGCTTGGCGGTGGTCTTGCCGGGGTAGTTGCGAATCATGTTGAAGATTTCCAGACCGGGGGCGATAAAACCGCCTGGGCTCGATACTTCAAAGGTCACATCGTCACCGTTGGCCGCCTTCAGAGCCTCTCGGATTCCCTGAGGTGTTACATCCCACCCGATGATGCCGCTACACGGTATAGTAATCATGCAAAGACCCCTATCATACTGTGGAGGATAAGTCAATAATTATTTACTTACGCAGCCCGATCCTCGTCAAACGCGGACTGCCCAAACAGGTGGACACCCTCATAAATCGCATGCGCCTCTACCACGTCCACTCCGCAGTACAGCATGGCCTCCAGAAACAGAATGTCACACTCATCTTTGGGTCTGGTGGTAAACCGGTACAGGTAGTCGTGCATTATTGCCGCCAGCCAGTATTTACCGAATGGCGGTACGGTATTCCAGATCGGCCCCGGAGTGCTGGCCCCGTCGGTCGGTGTTCCTGCCGGTACGGTTACAACCTCACCGGATCGAGCCACATAGACCAGCGGCTCTAGCAGCGTGAAAATACGGCCGTCACCACTGGTGGCTGAAATGAAGGCATTGATGAAGCCGTTCACTGCTTTTTAACCATATCGGGCAGGCTGGCGCGGACTTTCTGCAAATCGGCGCACATCTCATCTACGGTCTTGTCATTCCGCATGTTGATGACAAGCTGTGTGCCATCCACAACTACTTTTTCAACAACCGGAAATATGAGGGAAATCAGCTGGGCAATAGCGACCGCTTCCATTATTTACCTCCTTTGAATGTGGCAATAAGAGCCTGGACATCGGCAATGGACGCCGCTGCTGTTGGATAGGCGGCTTTATATGCATCAGTCAGTGTCGGCTCCTGACCGGCTTTGATTGCCACTTGAGCTGCGTCATTGAGGACGTAGTAAGAGGCGCGGGCTTTTGCGTACATATCGGCCACCTGGTTATACTGGTCCTTGGTAATTTTACCATCGGCAAAGAGAGCATCCGCCGTTACCGGAACTTCGGAAAGCGCAACACCCAACCCTTCCACCGTGTTGGCCGAAATCTGAGTCGTGGTCATCTGCTTGCCGGACACGGTTGTGCAACCTGGTGTAACAACGGCTAGCGCAAAAACCGCCATACAGATCATCAGTATCCTTTTCATGTCGCTGTCTCCTCTTTTTTAGCCAGCAGTTCGGTTTTCCGCTTCGATCCCTCGCTGGAGCCGAAGTAGTAACCAATTATGGTGCCTATAATCCCGATCAAGGCCATGGCCCCCGCATAGACAAACGGCTTGTTGTCCACTGGGATCGGCGCGAACAGAAACGCTACCAGCAGCAGGATGAATCCAAGTAGCGCAATCAGAGCCAGGATAGCTTTAATATCTAGTTTCATTACACAACCTCCTAGTGGTGGGGCACCAGCGCAACAAGCGCCATTTCGGGTGTAACTCCTTCCGGAAGCGGGTATTTCTCATCGAGCATCGCCCGGAAGTCTGCTTTATTCTGGTCGGTCCATTCATGCCACGGTTTGCAGCGAGTCCGTACCCGGTCCCGCCACACCTCGTCAGCCCTGATCTGCTCCTCAATCTTGCCGTAAAACCGTGGAATATCTGATACTACCAGCAGATTGCTGGACTGAAAATTATCAGCATGCCCGAGAAGCAGATGATAGTTTACTTCAGTCAGGCATTTTTCCGACTCACTCAAGCTGACCAAGTTGCGGGGGTCCAGCTCCAGGTCCGGCCGGCCGACAAGAATGCAAAAATGGAAAGGCGCAACGTGATGAGCCTGCACACCTTTAGTCACGCCACACGCTGCACAAGCCGGGTGCGATTCGATAAAATGCCGCTCGACGGTCGGCCAATGCGGAGAGCGTGCCACCCCCACCTTCGCCGCTTCTATCGTACCCGACTCACTCATACGTTCTCTCCAGCCAAGTTGGTAGCCATTGTAGTTTCTTCGGGTCGTGCCGCACAATAGCCACATATCTGCGGGACCGCATCTCCTTAAACACCGCGCCAAACAGCGCCCGACGTGATTTATCCTTGGCACCCTCATACCAGCGGGTCTGCGTGTAGTTATTAACCCAATCCACCTCTTTTTGTGTGATCGTCGGGTCGGTTGGCAGATCCTCTTCCTCGCCATTCAGCACGTTGATAGTCCGCCTGATGAGGATAGCACAGGTGCCTGTACCGCAGTTTACCGCTGTGTCCAGGAACATGGTGGCAAGCCACTGCGACTTGAAACCCCCAATCAGGATGGGTGACCAGTAATCCCGCTGGTAATACTGCGCTGCGGTAGTTATGGTCAGATTACGGATATCGACTTTTGGGTAGGATGCCGCCGCAATGCCCCAGTTGGTCCCTTTAAGCTGGCCTACACCAACCTTGCCGCCCGTCCAGTTGCCACTATCCGACCGAATGCACTGGTAGCCGCCCTCATTCTTAAAGATGGTCTTGAGGGCAACCTGACAGCTGACGGAAGGCGCGTCAGCGTGCAGCACTCCCGCGCCCACCAGCATTACCAGCCCAATTAAAAACTTTTTGACCATCCAGGACACCCCTCACCACAGTTGCCGCATGTTTTGTCTACAATAAGTCCGAACTCTGGACAGGTAAAAACCATTTCAAAGAGACAGCGGCGGAAAGGATACATTTTGATGCACGCCTTTCCGCAGCCGTCGCAGGTCACGGTTCGGATGGGCGGTTTGGTGGGTCATACCACCGCTGCCCCCCTGGGTGAGCATCCGCGCACTTCTGCTTAATCTGAACAATATCCTTTTCCGTGCCGTTTAACCGACCCTCGTGGTCACCCAGTTTTTCCCATTGTTTCTTAGCGTTGTCCTCATGGGCACTGATAACCCGATGTAACAGGTACAGCACTACCAGAATAGCAATACCCAAAACCCAAGTAAACAGGTCCACATTCTCTTTTACCACCGCGGCCGTTGGGAGAGCCCCTGTGCTACTGGCGTAAATATTCAGCGGCATCAGTATCGCCGTTAGGTAGATAATCAGGCGCATCGCTGTCGGCCCCCCTTACGGTTTATTGGCGGTGCAGATTGCCGGTGCAGCCGGAAAACTGTCTGAAGCCAGCAGCCCCTCGATTTACGCCCCGGTAGAACCACGCATTCGCCGGGATGACTTCGGTGGTGCCTGTAACAGTGGACGTTGCACCCGATCTGGTGATACAGCCCGAGCCAGTGTTATAAAGACCCCACCGCAGGTCGTTGCTCATGTCCACCGCAGACCCCTTAACTACCGTGAGCGTCGATGCCTTGGCAGGGTCAGGCGAGAAGTCCGTTACCACGGCACCCGCTCCATCCCGGGGCTGGATAGGCGGCTTGGCATAAACGGCGGTTACAGCAAACAACACCACAAACAGTACAGCGATGAGAGTTTTCATTGGTCATCCTCCATGTTGTAGATTAATTCCTCAAGCCGCTCCAGGAGAGCGGACGCCTTGGATTTTTTACCCGGCTGCGCGGGCTGCGCCGGTGTGGCTGTCTTAGGCTCATTGCCACCCGGGAAGTTGCCCGGCTCGGCCCACGGCGCCACGGTGAAGTTTTTATACAGTGCGTTGTTGGTGGCGATGTTGGCCGCCGCGCTGGAGCCGTTCAGATCCCGCGCTTCCCGGTTCAGGTTGGTCAGGCCGATTTCCGTATTTTCCCGCCGCGCCCGGGCCGACTTAGCCGGGTCGATATCCGGAACCGGCGAACCGATCCAATTTTTGCATAGCCATGCCTGCCGCAGTCGGGGGTCGGACCAACCCGGGGCAATGATACGGCCCGCGGCAATCTCACCCGCCAGCCACATCTCCACGGTGGGCGACATCAGATCGGCGTCCATCTCGGCCGCCCACCCGCAGGCCACCCGCCAGAACAGCAGCAGTGTAGCACGACTGGCCGAGTAGTTATTGGAAAACTTCATCAGCACGACTTCCAGCGGAATGCTGAGAGAAGCTGCCAGATGGCCGCAGAACGAGTCCACAAACGTGTCGAATTTATCGGCGGGTGCGGTGTTCCCGGCCATCTGCCAGGTGCTTCCCTTGGTCAGATTGGCGATAACCGTGCTGCCCGGGGTGTCTATGGTGGCTTCCGGAACCGAGTAAAATTTGAGAAGGTCAGGCAGGGGCTCGACGGTCGCGCCTTCCGGCACGTTGGTCGGATTGCTGCCGAACATATCGGCGGCGGGTCCAGCGCCCTGCGCGGTCATAATGCCTTCAAACGGGTTGACTGCATCCTCATCCTTGGACGGCTGCACGAAACCCACGATGCACGACTGGTTGATGGCTTTTTTGATGGCTGCCGAGGAAAAGTCGGTGATGTTTTCAAATTCCTGGATGGCGTGGGCCATCCGCGAGTAGCCACGACCTTGCCCGGCGTACTCAGGCCGGTAGCCGTGCAGCATCAGCAAGCGACCCTGCGGAGTGCGGGCGGGGATGTCCACCGAGTTGTAGGTGCCATCCGTCTTGCGGACATAAATCTTGTAGCTTACCTCCCGGCCGCGGTCGTCCCGCTCGATGCCGTCATGGGCGAGCACCTGGAAGCCGGAAGTCGTGGAAATACCGCCGCCGACCCCGTAGACTCCCCACGATGTCGTCAGGGCATCGCCGCGGACCTGATCGGGGTCGATTTCCTGAAACTGGAGGGGGTTTTGCAGGCTGGCGTCTTTATCGTCGTAGTACAGACGTGTGAAAATATCGTTGTCCCGATGCTGGAAGATCTGATAGAGCCGCTGGTACTGGTAGAAAGTCAGCGTGCCGGCGCGGTGCTGGTTTTTATCCCGAGCCCACAGGTCGAACCGGGCCTCCACATCACGCGCCCACTTTTGCGCTTCCTCCTGGGGGATACCGAGCACGTCGATGTTGGGCGACATCTCCAAGCGCAGGCCGGTATCCACCACCGTGTCGGCAAACCGCTCCACAATAGCCCGCGCCTGGCAGCTTTCGTTCATGGCGTTGCGGGCGTTGCGGCGGGCGGTATAGTGGTTGATTACGGTCAGATGGCCGGAGGCGGACAGACCACCCATCCACTTATCGCCACCATTAGCACCAAGCCGAGAGGTAAAGCGGCCGTCAAGCGCCTGCTCCGACCGCTCGGGGGGTCCATTCCAGCCGTCACCACGTAGCCAGGACATCACACCCATCAGCGTAACCTCCCCGGCAGACCGATCCGGCGCAGGTTCATATTAACGAGCCCCGAACCACTCAGACGGCGGTACAGGCGTTCGATTTCGGATTCAAGTTGACGGATTACACGGATTATTTCTTCGGGCTTGCGGCGGGTGGTGCTTTGGCGTCCTTCCCCACTGTCGAACTGGTAGGTCTGCACCTCGGCATTGCCAAGAGCCGCCGTCAGTGAGTTGTTGGCCGCTTCCAGTTGAAGCTCCTTGGTGGCTATCTGCAACTGGATACGGCTACGCAATGCGGGTGTAAGGTACGCCATGGTCGGCATAATAGCGATGGGCGGTGGGGATGTCAAGAAAAATATTTATGTACTTACGTGCTTATCTGTACCCACCCACCATCACGGTTGAATGATTTTTCAAAAACAGCACCGGGATGCCCTGTGGCGATGGCTATATCAGACTGATTACCTGTCTCTGATGCGTACTGGCTGAAATGGTAACGGGTGGTACCTAACGCTTCGATAGCAGCTTTTTGACTTTTAGCAGCTACCATGCGTTCCTTTCGACCATCCCAATTCATACAAAAAACTTTCATAATGTCACATCCTCCAAGATACCTGTTTTTCAAGCATATCCAACACAAAAGCGTGGTTAATTTTCTGCAAATCCATGTCATTGGCACCATTTTGCTTTGCTGCCACACGGTACGCGCTTACTTTAGCGTCTAAATACACATCGCCCGCGCAGAGGGCGTAGACGCGAATATCGAGAGGTTCATTCCGCCGCCCGCCGTCGTGAAAACTACCATCCGACCTTTTTTCCTCTGAAGTCAACCCTTTGAAGTACTTTTCATGCCGGTCCCTCGGAAAATTGCAGAATCCCGGCCGCTGCGGGTCAGTTTCCCGCCGGTTTATCTTCAATTCATTGTAAACCCTTGTTTTATAATGGTTTGTGGATATCTCAAAGAACTCCGCATCGCCATATCGCTCCGACCGAACCCGTCGGTAGCGCTTGAAATTGTGTGGCCCCGCAGTATCCCCCTCCTCTTTCTTGCGTTTTTGCAGGATCGAAAAGCCCTTTATCGGGAATGTGGCACCCCATCGACCGGCAAAATTATACACTATATCCACATAGTTACCGTTACCCGAGTCAATAAACACCAGACTGACCGGCATTTGCAGCCCATCCGCCCGTTTAAAGGTCAGTCCGCCGTCCATCGCCCACTGATTTAACGCTTCCCACGCCCCCTCAAAGGCACTGCGGCAGGTATCACCCTCGATTACCTTATAAAGCACGCTCCATGTCCTGAAACCAGCTCCATGGCCCAAAACCTCCAACTCCAGCCGCGGTGGGTTGGCCGGATCGTTCTTGCTGCCCTCCTGCACGTCGATGCCACAGGTGAGGAACAGTATGCCGCGAGAAATCTCCCCTTCCCGGTACTCACCGCGCAGTTCAATGACCTTTTCCAGTTTGGGCCTGCTCCCCTCCTCTTTGAACGGCATGCCGAGGTAGAGGTTGACGAAAGAGCGCAAGCCGCTGGGGGTATCCTTGGCATTGAGGTATTTCTGGAACAGTTCAAACCAGGAGAGCATGCCGACCGGGCTGTAGAGCGAGCTGATATGGTACGACCGATGACCCTTGCTGCTGGCGATGGCGGTGGGCTCCCAGCAGCCGGCGTTCAGCATGACCGTCTTGTGGTGGTTGTGGACTCGCTCGCTGCAATGGGGGCACTCGTACCAGACAATATCGAGCTGGCCGTTCTTCATTTCGTGCTTCAGGTTGGCAAACTCCAGGTGGTCCATGACGCCACAATGGGGGCAGGGCACCTTGAATTTGCGCTGGTCACCCATCTCGTACCGCTTGCGGATCAGCGACCCTTCAAACGTGGTGGGGGTGGAAAATTCTAATGCCTTGCCCCTGTGCCCCCAGGCAACCAGACGCCCGTGGGCGACATCCAGCCAGTTACCCTCACCAGTTTTCAACAATTCCGGTGCGCCGTCAATCTCATCGGCAACCAAGATGCGCTTACTGTCAGACCTCAGACTACTGGCTGACTGCGCCGATGCCATATCCAGATTACCACCAACATACTGTTTTGAGTATAACTTATCCCCTGTTCTACGAGATTTAGCGTTAGTTGTTTGAAAAAATATACTATCTCTAAAGCCGATTGAGTCAATTAATGGCTCTAATCTCTTAGACGCCCATTTTTCTAACAGTCCGTCAGTAGCAGATACATAAAGAACCTCACTTGGATTGGCCTGCATCCAGTAGCCAATCACATTCTCGGCCGCTGCTGTCATTCCTAACTGGCACCCTTTCATCACACTGGTAATACTTACCGGGCTGAACGGGCTCATGTTGTCCATCGGTTCGATCAAATACGGAGTACGGGCATTCTCCCAAAAGCCTGGAAAGGGGGTATTGGACGGCAGGATGCGGTGACCCTCTACCCACTCACTGATCTTTGATGGTGGCGGGTCTACGGGGCGTTTTTCGTTTTCCTCCATGAGAAACTGGATATCGGTCAT